CAAGATGCTTCTCCCGTGCAGTGATGCGCGGGTAGAAGCTGCGATGAGCAACTACATCCAGTGTGAGAAGGAAGTCAGATTCAGAGACGGCGTGCGCCGCGAGTCCCAAGTACGGGACTTTAAGCGTATGTCATCTCTGTTGTTTCGGCACGTGTTCACGGAAGCTGATAGAGAAATCTTCAACTACCGTGTAGTCCCGAAGCATGGCCCTGGCGCGACTGCCGAGAAACTTACTTCCAATGGTAAGTACCGGTTGCGTCAATGGCCCATCCGTTTGGAGGAAATATTTCCTGCATTGGAAATGCTTCTTCCGAGCTCGTCATACTATGATGAGCTTTCGGATGTTGACTTCCTCGAACCCGGTTCAGAGATACCCGTGAGGGTGATATCTGTTCCTAAGACGCTGAAGACACCTCGAGTCATCGGCATTGAGCCTGCAGCGATGCAATACTCGCAGCAAGCTATTTTGCCTCTGATGCTTAAGGGAATCAAAGGAGATCATCTCCTTAATTCCTTGATCGGTTTCGATGACCAGTCACCTAATCAGGAACTGGCTCGTGTTGGCTCCTTGACGGGGAGCCTCGCAACACTCGATTTGAGTGAAGCGTCCGATCGTGTCTCCAACCAGCTCGTACGCGATATGCTTTCTCCATGGCCACATTTGCATGCAGCCGTGGATGCGAGCAGATCCCGGAAGGCTGATGTGCCTGGCTTTGGCGTTCAACGCCTTGCCAAGTTCGCATCTATGGGTTCAGCACTCTGCTTCCCGATTGAGGCAATGGTCTTTACGACCGTTATCTTTCTCGGGATTGAAGAGTCGCTAGGACGACCGCTTCGCCGCAAGGACATATATGCCTTTGCGGACGAGGTGCGGGTCTACGGAGACGATTTGATCGTCCCCGTACGCCATGTGCGTTCCGTCGTACGTGCACTAGAAACTTTTGGGTTTCTGGTTAACACGGACAAGTCTTTCTGGAGTGGTAAGTTCAGAGAGTCTTGTGGTAAGGAGTATTATGCGGGCGATGACGTTAGTATCGTCAAAGTGCGCACAATGCTTCCTACACGACGGAGGCACGTTTCGGAAATCATCTCCACGGTCTCATTGCGTAACCAGCTTTACCATGCTGGTTACTGGGACACGTGTAGATGGTTGGACGCGCTACTTTCGGGATTGCTTAAGCATTTCCCGGTTGTAGCGCCG